GCCATTAATAAAAGATTAGATAACTAATAAATAGATAAAACGCAACGTTTACACTTATTCGCAAAACTTTTAATGCGTAATACTTGCGCATATCCAACTGGTATTTGCCTTGTGCGATTTGTGATACGAATGATTTTCCTTTAATATCATTCTTGATGAACTCTAAACACGTAACAACGTTATCTGATTTTATCATACTTGTTCGATATTTAAATTAATTACACTTGCAACACTTGCAGTTATGTTAATCAATGAACCTTCTGTGATTGTATTGCCTAACGTGTATGCAACTGCATCATCTGTGATTGTAATTGTAGGTGCACCAACTACGTTATCAATTGTATTAATTGCTAAATCATAAGGTGCATAAACATCAATTGTTTGCACATCGATTAGTTCAATAGTCCACAACACATTTGTATCGTTTTCATTGTTGATGTACCAGTTACTTCCATCACTAACCAATGTCACTGCACTATTCGTTGCGTTCATTGTATACGTTAACGCATCATCGATTTTCTGCATACCATAAGGTTGCAACGTTACACCATAAGTTGAATCGATGTTCTTGAATGTAATTGATTGACCGCGATATTGCGTTGCGTTTGGTACATATAACGTGATATCTGCAACCATATCTTGCGTTAATATGTAGTTGTCATTTCTTGTTACTGCATAATCAGTTGAAACGATTTTAATTGGTCTTTCAATTGGTGTTGTAAACTTGACATTATCACCGAAAAACTTTGGTGCTAACACATTCGTTTTACCTTGCAATAAGTTCTTTGTTCCACTCGATGGTAATGAATAACAAAAACTATTTAATGGATTCCAAAAATAACCATAACGTCTGCAACAATCTTCTGTTGGTTCAACTGGATTACCGTTTGAATCTTCCCAATTCAATATCTTGTCTTTATTCGCACTAACTGGTGTAGCATCACACGAATTATCGATATCCAACACACGAATCAATTTAACTTTTGTTACGTCCATTTCACCCAACACATAACCATCAATATCCAACACGCGCCACCAACTATCAACGATCCATATTTTATCAGCAAAAGAAAACGTGAAAATATCTTCCAACGTTAATGCAAAATATGCTTCCATTATTCTTGCTTGACCATCGTAAATTTCACGATAGTAATTGCGCCAAAAACGATTGTACAAATTATTGTAAGGTGATACAGTAATTGTGTGCAATGGTACTTCGGGAGCAAAGTTTAAATCTAAATCATTAACACCTGCGTTCATCGTGGAATAGTTATTCAAGCATTTAACACTTGTTGTTTCAACTGCATCTGTTATTTCATTGTACATCTGCACGTTGAAGTTTGCAAAGTAATATAAGATGCGTGGTTTAGGCATTACAAATTCACCTGCTTCATTTAAGAACTTTGGAACAACAACATCTGAACCATCGATTCCATTGCAAGGTGTTGATGCAAATGCAAGTTCAATCTTTTCTTCACCAGTTGCAAAGTCATTAATAACATCAAAATCATTTTCAGTCACTTCATACCTTCCAAAAATTCTTCCGTTGTCTTGATAAATCTTGTTGCAAAAATCACCATCAGCAGTATACGTGAACGTAAATTTCTTTTTCTGTAAATCTGTTGTTGGTGCGTAGACAATGTCTTTATTCAAATCTAATTTCTTTGACCAATCCAACGTGTTACCACTTGCGATGTATTCGTTCATTGGTTCTATTCGCAACGTGTTTGGTAATGTTTTATCTGGAACGAAAACTAAATTGAACATTTGCTGAATGCTCTTAATGAAATCAATTTGCTTCATTTCGGGAGCGTTGAATTTCATAAATACATTCACGTTACCATACAATTCAGATGTCACACTTTGCAGTTCAATACCAGTACCAGTGTAATCGTTTGATCCATTACCAATCAAATCTAAATCCAACGAAGGTTCTGCACCATTGCCAACGGTATTCAGCGACATAAAACCAACACGCACCTTTAATGTATCACCAGTATTCAAGTGCAATGTGCGTATAAAATCAACATTGATATTTGTTGAACTTGGTGTGCCATACTGATAAATTACTTGATAAGGTAACAACGTGTAATTCACACTATCATTAATGTAAAACACAACCGCAAAAGTTGTTGTACTTAAATCTGTATTCGCATTGTTTTGTGTTGCACTTCCGTGTAACCAAAAACGAAAAGTAAAATTACCAGTTGTTGGTGCAGTAAACACACCACCACTCCAACTATTTGATGCATCTTCATATTCTGTTAATTGTGGGAATAAATCATATTCACCATTTGATGCAGTCAAAGTGATATTATTAATGTTACTTGCAAGTGCTAAATTTGATGCAAATAAACCAGTTGTATTATCACCGTTTAAGTATTGTGAATTTACAAATGGAACATATACATCTGTTAGAATACTATCTAAATAATCACTCTGATAACTAATACCTGCATCAAGCATAATTTGGTCAAACAAATATTTCGCTTTTACTGCTGGTGTAAGATGTCCAACATACAAAGGTGCACCACCATATTGCGCATCATTAGGGTTGAAGTACAATGGTTGTCCTTCGGGATTACTTGCAGTAAAATTAAACTTATCACACAACGTAAGAATCACATCACCATTCATTCCGCTTACATTCTCATACAACAACTGATAATCTAAATCACCATAAGCAATCGTGGTAATATCACGTATCATTTTTTCATTTAGTGCACGTGATAAATTTGGAACTTCACCAAAGAACACAACTTCAAATTCGAACAACTTTCCTTGCGACCAATACACGCGTTTAACTTGTATATGACCACTTGCAACTGGTATTGTGTTACTCGTTAACGTTGCTTCTGTTTTGATTCTGTAATCAAACCAACCATCGAAATTCACGTTGTAAATAGCACCAAAGAAATCAACGTTTGTTTTACTTGCAGGTATTCTGAATTCACGCGAGTAATTACCAACCGCACTAAAATCTGTGATGTCTGTGAACTTAAAATTCAGATGCAGTTTTTCATTCTCGTACAAATCCAAAGTTGCATAAGTACCATCACCATTGTTAACCGATAAAATAACTTCGTTAATCATAAACCTACTCCTTGACTATATTTCAAATTCAATGTAACGTTAAATAGCTTGCTATACTTTTCATTCTTAATTGTGAACTGCGAATCAGTAACTAATACTGGTGTTTGACCACCAACATTATCAACAATGTACACATCATTTGAACGCAACAATGTCTGCAAGAATTCGAATTCACCAATACTCAACCAATCACTATTAATCACAAGACCTTTCGTTGTGTTTACATATCTATCTGTAACACCCCTATCATAAGTATTAAAACCAAACGTTGTTGAATTATAATTACCAATAACTTTTTGATATTGTTTTCTTTCGTAGTTATAACTCAACTCACTTCGTTTTGTGAAGTTAAAATAGTCAACACCACCGCACGTGTTTGTCCACATCAATCGCACGTTATCAAATAAACAATCATCATCAACGCGATAAAAAACATAACGTCTTGAAACCCTTGTACCACCTATGTTACGCGCATACACATCATACCATTTCCAATTTGTCATTGTTGCCCCATCAGACAACAAATTTGCAGGGTATACACCGACCGCATTTAATGTTTCTTGGTCACTACTCAACGCATAAGTAATTGTATCGATTAACGTGTTTGATTGATTGAATATATTAACTGCAATTTCAACTGCTTCTGTATCTATTAAATAAGTTGATATATCACCAACGGAATATATAATGCCAAAATCATTTACTCGTGCAGGTATGTATACTTCATTCGCTGTTAAACCACCAACACTTGTGTAATCACTCCATACGTGTGTTGTGTTCAATCGTTCTGATAACAAATACTTATCAGTTGTATTGAGCGCATAACGCAAATTTGGATCGGGTTTGAAACCATCTGCAACTTGATATTCTGCAAGAAATAAATATGAACGGTCTGATAATTGTTGTCCCGATGCTGTTGGTGTAAATACACCGTTAATTAACCAACCTTCTTTTATCATTGGTCTGGATTGAATTATACTCGTTGTTTCTTGCACAATGTTAGTTGACGAACTCAAAATGCTATGATACAATTTTTCACGAAAGATAGGTGCGACATCTAATACACCATATCCATTCGCATTGGGTTGTACGTTAATTGTAAAATCATCGAACTCAAACACGTAACGAAAACCTGCGTTACCACTATTGGTTGAAGATGCAACGTAGATAAGACGTTGACCAACTGGTGTAAATGGTTCGGGTTGTTCTTCTATTGTAATTGCCATAATTATTTATTGAAATTGTGTATTTAACGTTGCTTCGAAATCTTTTCCATAAGCAACAAATAATTTTTCTTCGTATTCTTCCCAAGTGTTTTCGAGCGCATACTCAAATGCATTCCAACCTTTGATGCCTTTCTTACCAATGCTTCTAGCAATCAAGAATGCAACACTTCGTTTTAGGGATTCAGTTTGTTTTTGAATGCGACCATCTTTATCACGTAGCTTAATACCACGTTGATTTATCCAATCATAAATAACACTTGATGGTGGTGCTTTTTTATTTGCTCCACGCCCATCTTCCATACTACCAAAATACTTACTTGCTTTCCCTTTTGCGAACACGCTAATACCAATTGATGTCTTCTTGATTTTTAATCGATATGCAAGTGATTTATTTAACGTGCCAGTGTTAACGCGATTCGTTGTTAATGAGCGACCTGCACCCGTTGTTGTTTTGCGTTTTAATCTGTAATCACTTTGCATCAATTCAATGAAACGCTTTGCCATTTCATCAACAACAGAAAAGAAGTTTGGCATTTTTTCTCTTGTCATTTGATTGCGTTTTTAAATTCGTCAAGTGTATTAATTACTTGCGTGTTAATGATACAAGGTAATGTGATTGCATAAATACCTTCGCCTAAAAACAAGTG